GTATTAACAGGGGAGCGGCGTGGGGGTGGTGGGCGTGGGCGTATGGTGGGCATTGGTTTTGAGAACCACAGCGCAGTCCACGTTTATAGGGTTCAAACGTCAACGGTGGCTTTCTTTGTGGACTCTTGAGCTTTGCCTGTCACATTCTTCACAAGCTGAATCAATACCGAACCTGTTGAACTGTCTCCGGTTCTGTTGGTTTTCTGTGAGAATTCACCCTGTTGCGTTCTGTCCAGCCACCAGGCTGATGCCAGCCATTGCTTCTCGCTATGGCGGGCAATGTTGGCAAGGTGTTTTTTAACGCCTTTCTCTTTAGAGGAAAGGAGAACCTGCACAGCCTCTTCATCTCTCTTGAGAAGCTTGGAAAATGTCGACTCTGGAATCTGCAGCAGTCTTGCCACGCGAGTTTGTGACATGCCAAGTTCAAAAGCTTCACAAGCTGTTTCCACCATTTCAGGAGTCAATTTGCTTATGGCTGGCTTGCGGCCGACCTTGGTTACGCTTGGCGGTCTCTTGTTTGTTATCTTCACACTCATAAATAAAAGCGGATAGGTTTTTAGCTAACAGGGACGGGGCAAACAAGCTCATTATTCACCATTTGCCACAATATATCACATTTACCCGTGAATTGCCTGAAAATACTTTGCAATATGTGAAAATAACCCTTGCGCAATAGCGTGTAGAGTGTAGATTCTTTGTGTCGCCAATGCTGGCGGCAAAGTGTGAGACTAGGAAACTCAAGTTAGCTAGGAAACAAACTCATTATGAAAATTGAAACTATCACATATAAACTACCAGCCTATTGGGCAAGCTATCTAATCAATGGCGACTCAAGCGGATTGGAGGAAAGCGAATTGCAAACGGTGGATTCATTCTTACAAAGTGAAAGCGAACCAAGCTTTGTGGATTGCGGGGAACAATACTTTTCATGGACAAATGACGCCACACAATTAGGCGGCGACGTTTGCGAATATGTAGCGCACGTTATAAGAAAGGCTGAATAATGATTAATCCAAATAATGACGCGGATTTGTTGACCTTGCAATTTGAAAGCAAGGCGCGGCAAATATCACAGTTAAACCGGAAAGGCTTTTGCACGCATGAAAGGCGGCAAGGCAATGGTGATCCGGCAAATGAAACCGGCAAGTCAACTTGCTTGGAATGCGGCAAGGTTTCAACATGGGAAGGATTGGAGGAGGAAAGGCGGGAATTATTAATGTAATCACACTGTGCAAATACCAGGAATCTGGTGTTTGCCTTGTGTGATTAGTAAAAACAATAAGACTAGGATAAAAAAATGAAGATTGATAAAAAATACAAACTGGAAAAGATCGTTTCAAAAGATAAAACACGTGAACATATTTCCAACGTGTGCATTGATAAAAAACATGATGCCCAAGCGCGTGCCATTGCTACAGATGGCCGAATGCTGGCGAGCGTGCCTGTGGACATTGAAGATTGTGATGATTTCCGTGATGAAAAGATATTGCCCGCAAAGGTATTTACAGAAGCGCGTAAGGTTGGCGGCAAGCGCGTGGAACAATCCACCATTCAAATGAATGGCGCAATCCTTATTGGAAGTGGGGAAACTTTCCCCTATCCAGAAGATACGCGGCCATATCCAAACTGGCGGCAAATTATGCCGGATTGGAAAGATGCTGAATATGGGGAAATAACATTAGATGCAAAAATGTTATTTGAATTGGCGCAAGCTGTGGGATGCGATCAAAATAGGGCGACAATCCGCTTGCGCTTGCAAGGCGGAGGGAACGGAAAAACAATAGACCCTTTGCATCCCGTGGAAATACGCAATGGAATGGCACGCGGCGTGTTAATGCCAGTGCGCCCTTAATCCTACACTCCGCCCTTGCAAGTTGCGAGGGCGGGAATGTGGGATTACCACAAACCTAGCCAAGCAAAGTGCCTTGGATGCCCGCTGGCTAGGATAAGAACAACGGGCAAACGTGGGTTAACACGCTCCAAGGCGGATTGAGACTAGGAAAATGGAAACTATAAACCAAGCTAAATCGCTGGCGGATATTCTCGCCGGATCATTTGAAACACGCGAGCGTCAATCTGGCGGCACATTTCATGCGCTAAAAGATGGCTCGCCGGATTGGATACAGGAGGCGGTGAAAGATGCTCACCATGACGGCTATGAATTGCGCTTGTGTGATGATTGGATTTATCAGCAATGCGATTCAATCGCCAGCGATATCCGGCAAAAGATTTTGCATGATGATATTGCGCCAAGTGAATTACTGGAAAACTTGCAACTTACGGCGGATGATTACACCAGCAACCTGCTCTCCTGGTTGTCTAGTCATCGTGATAACTTGCAATATTGCAATGATTACGCGGAGGAAAATGGATTCAGCTTGAAAGATAATCCATATGGAGACGGGCGCACAGGATTGGAAGCCATTATTGCAGGCGGTCAAATGAAAGCCAAAAGGGAAATTGCATCGGCCATGGTTGGCGCATTCTTGAATCAATTGGAGGCAAGCGCATGAAAATCAAAGACGCATTGAATAACCGGGAGCATTTCAAGCACCTTGAAAAACCGCCTGTAAACTCCCAACCATTGACCTCCCCCCCGTTAAAAGGGCAAAGCCTTTGGGCATATCGTTGGGCCGGGGAACAGCGTGGTTATGTGTGGGATTTGGCAACTGTTTTGGAAATCATAAAAGGCCATGCACATTCTCCCACAATGTGCCGCCTTTCCTTTGGGAAAGGCTTGTTGGGCAATGGGCAGGATCAGTTTTTCATTGAAAACCTTAACGGGCATACAAGTGAACCATTTAACGAAAAATTGAGAAAGGCAAGCCAATGCTAACCCAACAACTTGCCACTGATCCCCGCCAAATCCGCGCACGCTTTGCCGGCCATTGCTACGAAACGGGCTTGCGTATTCAGCCGGGCGATTGGATTATTTACCATCCCTTGACGCAAGACGTTTACTGCGCGTATTCGCTCGCGTATAAGCAATTTGAAAACGCAAACCTTTATCAACTAACCCATTAAAACATTATGAAAAACGATCATATTCAATTCATTAACAAACAAGGCGGGATTCCTTTCGCGCCTAATCTGGCGAGCAAATTGGCAAATCATTTCAGCATATCGCGAAATGCTGCCATTCTTATCTTGCGTGAATACTTTCGCGCATTGCAAGGCCAAGCTGAATACCTAAAAAACCGATGCCCTCGTTAACTAACAAACGCCAGGTAAAGGCATTTGCCCTTGCCAATTCGCCTAAAGGTAAACCGCGAGTCTCGCAAGCATTCCTTGACGGGATTGAGGCGGAGACAAGGCTGGCAATCCTGAAACGACTTAATCACCACGACAACAAAATATCAAAAGGGAAGACCCTAGTATGACAACGGACTACCCATATTTAGGTCAGGGAAGAATTATGAAAACACAAATACAAATACAGGCAGACTATGACTCGCGTGATTTACTGAAAAGCGCGGGAGTCAAACGCATTCGCGAGGGTGCTTGGTACACCGTGACCTATCGCGGCATAAAATTGGATAACTCAACTATAACCGGCGCAAAGCTAAACAGAAAAGGGGAATTGATATGAAAAGAACATTCAGGCTAATTGAAAATAAAGACGTAAACTCGGTGCTTGGTTGGTACGGCATCACAGTGATCGGGCGGAGTGTTTTTCGTACTGTCCACTATCCAAAAGCACCTCATTCCGAGAAGAAGGCAAGCATGAGTGTGCCGGAATACATCTTGGATTGTGTTTGCTCGGAAAAGCCGGGGGGAAAGCTAATCTTTATTCAAATCCCGGAGGAAGAATTGATGGAGGAAGTTGGCTGTGGCATTTATGAATTGATTGACTATTCCACGGGCAACTAGCTTGCCCATTCCTATTATGAAAACACAAACCACATCAATGGAGGAAATGCGTGACGATATTTGCGCTCAACTCACAGAGCATGAGCTTGCCCCTGATTTAGGCGGCGACTATGCCATGAACAAAGCAGCAGCAGATTATTTTAGAGGGTGCGAGGATTGGCCCGATGAAAAGATCAGGCTGGAACACGCGAAACTGTTTGAGTATGAGCCTGATCCACCCGAACGCTCGCCAGAGCAGATGAAACGTGCTGCCGAGGTGCAGGAAAGGATTGACAACTACCCTCGCGCCAAGGCGTGGGAGGTTGAGGAATTGTTTGAACACGCACCGGATGGTGATTTCTGCTGGGATGACCAAGAGGCAGGTGATTGGCACGTTTATTGTTGCGGGGAAAAGGATTGCGAACGGCAATGGCACAAGGTCGCTTACACGCTCATCTTAAAGCGTCACGCGGGAAGGCGAAAAATAGAGCATCATTCAGTGGATGAAGATGGCAACTGGGAAATTGAGGATGGTTGGGTAGAGGGTGAAGATAACTCATGGTTTTTTGAGTCATTAGCCAATGAAAGCAATGATTTCTTCAAGGGTTGGGCGAGGTACTACCTGTATTGCTTCCATGGCGGGAAAGGTGTGCTTGAGCAAGCTCGCGAACAATCACCAGAAGATTGGCTGAAAGCAGCAGAGAAAATGATTCCCACGGGCAACTAGCTTGCCCATTCCTAGCAGGGGTCGGGGGCGCGAGCTTCCGGCCCCTTTCCGGGTGAAAGGTGAGAACCATGAAAAAGCCAAAAAGCAAAAGTTATTCACAGTCGGTTCCTAGGGAATTGAATCATTTTGATACTGAAACGGGCGGATTGAGGCGGATTGGAGAATTTGAAAAGGTGAGTATGTTATAATGACGGCGTTCGCGGAATTAACCGTGGAGCAAAAAAGAAAGTCTAGGAATGGATAATAAAGTACACGACCAACTGTATGCAGCACAATGTGCGTTGCTGCGTGAAATAGATGCGGAGGAAATGAAGGAACGTGCTGCCGATGAGAAAAAGGAGTGGCGGCGAATGAGGGAAGTGGAGTGGTGCAAGTGGAGTTCCAATTGTTCCGGCACTCAATCGGCAGTCCATGTGACTGCTGATGGATTGACTACACTCTGCAATAAAAAGATTCCACAGATTCACGAATCAAATCTGAACGGGGTAAAGCCGAGAAGCAAACAGTGGATAAGTGGCACGACAAGTTCAGCAACAGGCGGCACGACATACGATACATTTGTCCACTACAGCAGCACGGTGGTGGGATCATTGCCAGCCCCCCATAAGTATTATGGCACTTGCAAATGCTGTGCCAAGCGTAGCAATGACAAGTTCACAAACAACCACCGCACAGCGTCCTGAAGCCTCCCAAGGCATAATGTGACACATCCCACCACAAAATGCCTACAGCACCCCTTTACGCGCCAGCAAAGGGCATTCCTTTGGAACCTTACACTGCCCAATGCCGTCTAACAGGAATGATGGATGGGTGGACTCTATTTTCAATCGGCATGGCCTTGCTGGAGACTCTTGCACACGTTGCAACTGGTCTTGGCGTGGTCGTTATCGCTATCAAAATGATACGCGCCTAGGCTTTCTTGCCTCTCGCGAGTAATTCGGCAATCCCTGCAATACCAGGAGGGATATCTGCTTGCTGTTGTTCACGCGGTGAGAAGCTCATCAGCGTGGATTTGATTTCCCTTTCCTTATCGCGTAGCTCGCGGAGTCGGTCTGGATCATCCTGCCGATTCCAGCTAATGACATCGCCGGTAGCGTCTAGGCATCGCCCGTTGAGGATGGATTTAATTTCTTCGGCCACTAGCTTCTGCGCGTGTTCCAAGCCTATTCGGTCAGCGGTGCTTAAACTTTGAACGGGGGGATTTAGGGGGGTTTGTTTTGTTTTGTTTTGTTTTGTTTTGCTTGGTTGAGCGGTGCTGCTTTTTTGCTTCCCCTTTGCTTCAGCAATCGTTGACGATTGCTTACTTGCCAATCCTCCTATTCTCCCTGCTTTTACGCGCTTATCTCTTAAGGCAATGACCTCTTTCCGAACCGCTTCAAGCCGTGGGTGTCTTAAGCGTTTTTCATCGTCTATGTAAAATTTGATCAGGATTTGTTCCAATTTTGGTGTGGAAACGCCAGCCAAACGGGCAATATGTGATTTGCTTTTATAGGGTATTCCGTCCTCAATCCATGAGTGACATAAAAGGCGCATATACGCCCCCACTTCCGCCGGAGTCATAAGCATGGTACTCACCAGAAAGTCAGCAGGGAAGAAAGGGAACTGGAATAGGCGGTCTTTATCTTTCATTCAATTCTCTCCATTCAATGTGTTCAAGGGGGCAAAGGTAAAAGATTTGGGTCATATTAGTGTACCGGCGGTCTGTGATGGTCTTTTTACGCCAATATGGGCGTGTTTTGCAGTACACAATAGCCGCGTGAGTCTGTGCTTTGTTTAAAATCATGTATGCGTAGGGCTTTGGCTTGGCGCGGTCATAGGTTTTGGCCGCACACACGATAAAATCCTCTCCAAAGGGCCAATTTGAGGCATTAGTGAACTCTGCTGTGAGTCCTTTGACCTCTATACGCTGCTGAATGAACAAGTCGCCATCATCCATGCAATTATGGCGGTCTTCCCAATCTTTACACTTGAACATGGGCGCAATGGCGACTTGCATACCCTTCCCGTAAAGGTATTTCGCGCATTTAAAGACCGCATCAGCACTTTGATCCAAGCTGTCAACGAACTTCTGATGTTCTCTGAATTCATCTGTCATGCTGTCATTTACTTATCATATAAAGCAACCAGAGCAGCCCCAATACGAGCAGGAGGTCTATCGCTAGTCGCCAATCTTTATTCTTCATTCCAAGTCATCAACTATTGCCGTCATTATGCGGCTTAATCTGCGCCGCGATATGGATTCCCACCTCTTGCTGTTATAACCATAATGTTCCCGTGAGGGTGCAAAGAGCTTATGCAGAAATCGCTGGATGAACATATGATTTGAATGCCCACCCTTCTTTAGCTCAAGCATTACCCTGTCAACGATTTCATCCACCGGATAAGCCACCCGCGTTATGCCGTCCACGCCTTCTTTCGTTTCCTTGTTAGTTCTTCTTTTAGCCATTCATCCCTACTCCTGGTTATCCCAATCAGCACACTATCCACTTCACTCCTGCTGGCGTTAGGATCAGCCAACACGCGGCGAGCGATGTTCTCCCACTCTTCAAGACTCCCGCTTTTCTTCATCTTCCTTCCGAACCCAGCCAAGGCTTTCAAGCTGATAGGACAGGTCTTTAAGCGTCTGCTTGTCGCTGATGTGCGTTTGATATTCGTCGCTATTCTCCGGCTTCATCACTTTAGCCATCCAATCCGATAGCTCGCGCATTTCCTCAAAGATGTTTATTGCAATATAAGTGCTGTGGTACGCCATCCTGAATTTGCCAACCACTTCCGGCACTTGTTCCACCAGTAATTTGCCATCCCGCCTGTTCCAATCATTGCAAACACCTTCTGGAGTTGCGTCACTCAAAAATACACAATAATTCTCCCCACATTTAATATAAAACTCATCCCCGTTCCCCCCGTCCTCGTCTTCGTGATGGTCTATTTCAGGTTCGCCCCCGCAAAACGGGCAGGGCAACAGGTCAACTTCGGCTATGTTCATTCTTGTTTCTTTACTCATCATTTTTCCTTTCATCGTACCCACATTCATGGCAAGCGAGCATATTGCTGCTCCCAGCTTCAAACCATCTCATCGTGCCGCAGTCCGGGCATTTGTTCACCGGCTCATCGTGTAGCTCGTCCTCGCTGAAGTCGTATTCGGTCATTCCACCTCTATGATCGTTTTTTCTTCTTTCCGCGTTTTGACTTTTTCTTGCTTGATGTAGACTTCAATGTGCGCCGTCGTGTCATCTTGGATGACTTTGGTGTGGCGTAATGCATCAATAATGTATTTGACGCAGAGGTTATCCGGGTCGAGCAACCTGTTTCGCACGCTAGTAATGCGGATGCGACGGCGACGAATGTTTCCTCCTTTAGCTTCTTCCTCGCCCATGGGTTCAATGCAAAGAGCCGATTGAGGCTGGGAACCGGCATCTTGATTTCCACGCGAATCATTCAAGCGACCTCCCTGACTTGAGTCTTGGGCAACTTCGGCTTGATCTTCAGCACCTCTGCCACATCTTCCATCATGGGCCTCAAGTCCCAAGCGCGACCGTAGGTTAGCCTGTAAGCTATTTGTTTGAGTCCATGGATGACTGTGGCATGGTTGACCCCTTTGCCCCATCTACGCCCGATTACGGCGCATTGAAGGCCCATGTGCGTGTGGATGTAATGCCAAGCAATCCACCGAGCTTCCACAGCTTCATCTGTTCGCAATCTGCCGAGCATGGTTGCACCGCTAACTCCTGTTACCTTTGCCACTGCCGCGACAATCTCGTTAATTTGTTCCTGTTTGTTTTTTGTTTTCATATTCTTTTTAGTATTTCGTAAGCTACTTGTGGGACGATGGCGTTTCCGAGGGCTTTAAGTCTGTGAATCCGAGAGGGTATCCCATTAGCCACTCGACCCACGTTGGGTTCAGTGAGCCAGGATTCTCTAAATGTTCCACGTCCACTCCGACAACTCTCCCCAGAGTGTCCACCCGATTCTTGCCGTCTTTCCTCACTTTCGCCCTCAACACCCCCGTATCCTTGTAATCTCTGCTCGCTGGCGTGGGCAACATCATCACCTTGTCGTATAGACTCCAACCTGCCCTGATTGCCTGTGGACTGTTTGGGTTTTTGTGTGACCCCCTCCCGCTTGGGCTGGTGGATCGTGTTGTCACACCGGGCCATAATCCACACTCTGTCTCGTCTGTGCGGGGCGTTGACGGCGCAAGCTGGAAGTACAACCGCCCCTGTGGAGTACCCTTCGCCTTCCAGTTGAGAAAGCACATCGTCGAGTGCCATGTTGATGAGGCCAGCAACATTCTCTGCAAGCACGAAATCGGGTCTTGCTTCTTTAATAACTCTGAACATTTCAGGCCAGAGGTGACGGTCATCCTCCTCGCCTCGCTGCTCCCCGGCTTGACTGAAAGGTTGGCAAGGAAATCCGCCTGTGAGGAGGTCTGCCCCTCGCCACTTGCTGCCGTCAAAGTCTCTGATGTCTGGGATGATTGGGACATCGGGCCAGTGTCGCTTGAGGACTTTGCAGCAGTAGGGGTCTGACTCGCAGAAGACTCCGGTGGAATATCCAGCCCAGCCAGCGGCAACTGCGAATCCTCCGATCCCGCTGAAGAGGTCAATGTGTTTTCGTCGTTCATTCATTCAAAGGACACCGACACGCAGGGAGCGTTTAAGAAACACAAGAGGTTGGATGCCAAGCCTCTTATGCGCTAGGAGGCTACGCTCGTAGGTTCCCGCGTGCCGGTTAAATTTCATAGGTGATTTCTTTCAGCTTCTCGCGGAGTGGGGCTATTCCCTCCAGAGCGGCAAAGAAGTTCTTCCAGCCTTGGGCGACTTGCGGCGGCGTGGTTGCTTCCATCATCTCCACCTTCAAGGCTACCTTAATTTTCTCTATCAGCTTCTTCACTTGCGGGGGGTCATTCTTACTTGGGTTCGCGAGTTGCTTTACAAGCAGGACATCCTGAAAAGCGAGGTGATCCCAAGTGTCCGGAAAAGCCTCTACCCAACTAGTCCTTCCATCTCCCCAGCTAGGTTGAGGGGGCGAGTACCCAAGCACACCATCATCCGGCTTGTATCTGGCGCGGGAAGCTTTGGCCCTTCGCCGTGCTGCTTGTTCCTTTCTGTGCGCCCTAGCGTCTGCTTGAATCTCACGCCTCACCCAACGCCAGTTCACATATTCACGCCCAACCCCATGCACCTTCTCCCTCCGCAACTCCTCCTTCTCCGTGAGCCGCAAAAGTTCTCGCTCGGTGTAATTGGGCAGCACCTTGACTATCTCCTGATATTTGTACGCCCCTGTGCGGTTGGCATCCTTCAGTGTCTCGGCATCATCAACGGGGAAGAAGTCACGAACCCAATGCGAGTTGCACCGTAGGTACGGGTCTAGTTGCATAAAGCCGTGACTGTCAACTCCCCAAGACATCAGTTAATTTTCCTCGTAGTAATCTGGATGACAGGCAACCAGAAACCTAGATTGCCCCTTTCCTTCCATCTTGATAAACTCTAGGTCTTTAACGCACTCCTTCATCTCGGCGTGCAAATGGTCAAGATGCTGTTCGTAATCTTTTATATCGCCACTAGGTGAGACAAGCGTGCCTTCCTCCCACATTAGCTTTATGGAGGAGTAAGCAAACCTCACTGCCATCATCTCAAAGGTAGGGGGGCAAATGTCATTTTTCTCATTTGCAAGCTCGCTTATTGCTCGGATTATATCACTGCACTCCTCTGTCGTAGGATTCGGGTCTTTGGGCTTCCCCTTTTTTTTGCTCATAATCCTCCTCGCCGCTAAAACGGAACGTCATCTTCTTCAGTAATGGGCGGCTGCTCAACAGGCTTGGGAGGCTCACCCTCGTCAAGACTCTCAATCAGGGTCGCGAATTTCTTCTTGCTCACCTCTGGGGGCATCGGCTCTGGCTCGGCTGGCTTCGCGGAGTAGCTTTTGAATGGTTCCACGCTCCCAGAGATGTTGAAATCACTCTGGCCAAAAGTGCCATTGACCCAAAAGGATATGCTCTTGAGGTTGCCCCCGTCATTCCAAAGTCCTTTGAAGTCAGGGTAATTTGGTTTCTCCAGCTTCTTCTCCACCTGTTGAGTGATGGAGAAGCGTCCCGGTTGTAGTTTTCTTTTTTCTTCCATAATTTATTCCTTAACTAATCTTGGCTGGTCGTGGGTTGTTTCAATGAGGTCTTCAAGCGAATCGGCCACAGCTTGGTAGGCTTCACTCTTCTTCTTGCCTGTGGTAGCCACTACGCCGTTTTCAATCTGGGGAACAGATACCTTCACCGCTTTGAGAAAGTCTTCTTGGCTGATGAGTTTGTCTTCTCTCAATCGGTTGAATGCCTCTTGGCTGTCAGTGATCTTTCTGCGCTTGCGACCCTCGGCAATCTTATAACCAGGAATGGAATCTGGATTCTTGTCCAGCGTCTCTTTGGCGCGTTTCTCAATTTCAGGAATGAGCTTCTTGGCTACTCCAACATAATCCAACAGCTCCGCGAATCTTGTGGGGTCGCACAACTCTGTCACCTGCACAAGAGTGAGCATGGCTCCCATTGCTTCGGGGCAACTGGTCTTGAATTTGCACCATTTGCATTGTTTCTCTCCCGCGAACCTCCGAGCCGATGGCGTTAGCGCAATCTCTAGGATGTTCATTATTAATTCCTTTCCAGCCCTTAATTGCTTTGTGGTGAAGGTTGCCACCTCCACAGACTCCCGCGTTTGAAGGATGGCAGCATGAACCTTGGAAACCTTGGGGTAGTTTTCCTTCAGAAGAACCGCCAAGGCGAGAAGCTGGAGGTTCCGGCTACTTGGGGTTACTTCTCCGCGACCTGTTTTGTAGTCAACAATCAAAGCGGTTCCCCCTTGAATCACAATGTGGTCAGCCATGCCGGAGAAGTTGATTTGAGCGGGAAAGGCGGGAGGTGACAGCCACATCCTATGCTCTCGCATTACTGTTACGATCTTCTTGGCGCGGGGGAAAACCTCTGCTTCCAAAAGCTCGCGCTTGGCTTCCAGTTCATCGGCAATATCCTGCTCCGCAACATCCAGTATTAGCTCTTGCTTGCCCTCCAAGTAGCTGTGGATGCGGATGCCCTTCACGGCATCAAAGGACATCTGTTCTTCTTTGATATCTTTCTGCGCCGAGAAGGAGCCGGGACAGAGTGACAAGTTCTCCATTGCTGAAGCACTCGGCCACCCCATCCTGACATCGCCGTTGCAGTTCACGGCGAAACCTCCTCGGTTTCCTCCTCGGCAACATTTTCTGTGAAGATATCTGAATGCGTAGCCTTGGCACGCTGGGGCTTGTTGAATTTGAATTGCGTGTCATCCGATTCAAATGCCTCGCGAACTTCTCCATCCATGGGGAGCCACTTGGATAGGCGGCGGAAGGCGGTTTTCTTCGCCATCTCATTCCAATCAGTGACCCAAGGGCCGCTCTTGCCAGCCTTGCTGCGAACGCGGATTGCTTCCACTTCAGCTTTGCTCATCACCTCACATTTCTCTGTACCGTCCTTGAAGCGACAGAGGGCATAGCAACCTACCAAGTCACCTCTATCTGCCCCCAGATCGTATTTGTGGGCCTTTAATTCGCCCCGATCATAGTCAAATTCGTCATTGGCATGAATAACGTCTGCATGGATGTAACTTATGTTACCCGAACGCATGACCAATTCAACTATGCCTTTGTAGTCAATTATTAACTGGCATTGCTTGCCGTACGGAATGAGGTGGGCGCGGCGACCATCAGGCTCAATGCCATGCTGGCTACAAGTCATCAAGGCTTGCAGCACGCTGGCTGGGTCACACTCTCCCAGCTTGGGTGTCTTGAGTAACGTGGTAAGGGCAACCCTCGCCATTCTGTCGGGCGTGAGGTGTTTAGGGAGGGCCAAGGCCATTTCTGATTTGAACTTGTCGGAACCGATCAAGTCCTTCAGCTTTTTAGTATTAGTTGTTAGTTGTGTCATAGATTTTATAAAAAGTTTTGTCGGGTTACGTTTAACATATGCGTTTCGTAGGGACGCGGATGGCGCATCCCCCAAGATGGAAAAGTCACGCACATAAATTTCTCAAGTGCGAGCGCATCGGCAGAGCAATCCGCGCAGATGGTGCGCTCAATGGCTGCATCGCCTGTGACCACTACTGAATCGTAGTCCTCACATATGTAGCAAAATCCGCCCCTCGGCGGGTCTAGCTTAATTAGTTGCAGACTCATCTTTGGATTTTTTCTTGGCATTTACTTTATTCCCTCTCTCATCAATAAATCTGTCTATCTCCTTCGCTGTAAATCGCAGGGATGCCGTCTTGGCGTCACCGAATTTGATGGCGTTGAGCTTATCCGCATGAACCCAACGGCGGATCGTTGAACCGTCCACGCCAATAAGATACGCGACTTCAGCGGTGGAAAGCATGGTGTTGAGTTCAAGGTCATCTCCGTCCTGCGTAATGACGCCGGATTTATATTCGTACTCGTCGCTCATCGTCCCTCCTCAAATTTTACGATGTCGGCTAGTCGGAAGCGGAGGGTGCGGTAGCCTATCTTCCTTGCTTTGATTTTCCCCCTCCTAACCCAACGCCTAATTGTTTCGGGAGTCACCTCAAATCTCTCTGCAACTTGGTCAACGGTTAGCATCATGCGAATTCCAAGTATGGCTTTGAAGTCATCTGGGCAAAGAAAAAGCTGCAAGCATCTCGCTCACAGCTTATTCACGGGTTGTTGATAGGTTGGGACTAGGGGTAAATGTCCCAAAATTCCTTGGCCATGGGAGGCGTAATCGCGCTGCCGATGTAATGAGTGAACAGGGTGGTGGTATTAATGGAATGCCCCATTGCAGTCTTCAAATCCGTCTCGTGGCGGAAGTGCTTGAGGTGGCACGATGCAAAGGTGTGCCTCATTATGTCGGACTCATCCTTGCCCCATGTTACGCCTGAAATGTATTTAATCCTGTCCCTCCGGCGGCGTATGTTTCGCATGGCTGGCAAGTCTCCACCTAGCGCAAGCCACGCCTTCGCATTGTCTTGTAGAGGGACTTCCCTTTTCTCCCGCGTCTTTGATCCGCCTCTTGAAATGTAAACGGCGTTTGCCTCCAAGCAGACGTAGCTCGGCAATTTCTTCCACTTCTTGGCGGGGAACTCATGCCGCCAATGCACGGAAGCAATTTCATTGGGGCGCACGCCGCAAAAGATTCCAAGCGCGAAGTACGGGAGAAGTTCTGGATCATGCTTGCGGCATACTTCAAACAGCTTCCGCACATCGTCGGGAAAGAATACGGCCACATCTTCCTTGCCTTGATATGCTCCGAACTCCTCCTTGCAGTTAATCTTGGCAACCGGATTGTCCCGCCGGTAGTCCTCGCGCTTCACCCACGCAAAGAATTGATGTAGCTGATTCCGGCGGAGCCGCTTTGTGTTGTTGCTCCATCCATTGTGATTGAGGTAATCCAAAACGAACTGGTCAGTAACCTCCCTCACCTTCACATCCTGGTAGCCGTAAAACCCCTGCACGGCATACAGGAGGCATTCAATGCTTTTTTCTCGTAAGCCCTTCTTGACCAGCGAATCGCGAAAGTCCCAGTACAGTTCACTCACCGGCACATCATCCTTTAGGGCCGAATCGGTATCCTTCTCTTTTAAAATCTGAAGGACATCAAATAGGGAACAATCCATCTCACGCGATAGCTTGGCGATCCTACTCAAGTCCATGCGCTGCTCACTGGACAGGTCAGCAATGGATGCACCGTAGGTTGACAATTCATTTTCCCGATCTGCAACAAACTTCTCGGCATCGGCCCTGCTGGCAAACCACCTCTTTTTCCTTTTTCCCTTAACAGTAAAAGTGACACGGTATTGCTTTGTTCCTTCGGGCTTCTTGGGGTCTTTTATTATATTCATATCCTAGCTTTCTCTTATGAGGGCTGCACACTGTGTCCAGTGACCTCAACGCGGAGGGCAAGATACACCCTCGGTGGCCCCTGTCAAGGGGTATTTAGGCGTAAATAGGTGTATAGGTCGCCACGCTTCAGTACGAAAAACGTGAATTATCCCCGTAGCGGTAGCACATAGTCATCGGTTTTCTAAACCGATGCCTATGTTTGTTTTACTACTGGAAAACTGTATCTTGCAAAGCGGGTGGCCTCTCGGTGGCGACATGAACCTAGGCTTTACTGCCACGGGTGGCCCCTTACCCCATCATCAACTTGTTCCCAATGTGATGTTTTATCTTGCTTTGTGTCACGCTGTGGATACCTTGTGCAGATGTCTAGGATAACCAGAAAGAAATCATCACTCAAATCCACGTTCGTCGCGTTCAGAATGACTGACGCAGAACTCAAGCGCGTAAACGAAATGGCAAAGCGCGTGGGCATGAGCCGCTCTCAATTCATATCCCGCTCTGTGGTGGATACCATGGATCGGGTTGAGGCCAAGAGAAGGCCCAAGCGCACGTTTATTGAGCTTTGCCGATACATTTTGGGGAAGTAACTTTGCGGCACTTCAGGATAAGCTGAAGAGGCAGCGCACACCCGTCAATGGTGGGGTCTTCTCCTTCGCCCTCGTAGATGCTTGATGCGATCACGATATAATCCTTCTCAATCTTGATTAGCCGCCCAACCGTTACGCACTTTGCCGGTACGCACTTGGAGAGTTCCGAGTTTATAACCCCAACCACATCCACCCAGTGGCATTCCACTAAACTATGTTGCGGGGGGAATCTCATTCCAAAATCTTAAAATGGTTAGCGGGGTAAATCTTTACCGGCCCCTGTCTCCTAAATTTACGCATCTCCACCGTGCCGTCCTCCTTCATTTGGTAAACTTTTCTTCTCACGGTGGACAAGGACATATTTAATTTAGCCGCCAACTCGCTGATGGTATAAAAGCCTTCAGGCACAACATCTGTAGGCTCAACCACTGACTGTAGAGCTTTCGCCCAATCGGTTAAATCTCCTTCAGATTGGTGGGAAGAATCCACTTTCCGTTGGTTTTTTCGGCTTGCCATATTTTAAAGTTTTTCTTGCCCTTACCCACTATACCAAAGACCCAGCCATTGCTCCAACGCATTGTGGCGGGGCGAAGTGAGGCGTATGTCAATTTAGGAATATCCGCGAGGCAACCATAGCTGTAACCCTTCGCTCCGCCGTGCCGCACGGCTTGAACTGCCTCAATTCTGTGCAAATGCCCCATGACAACTGCTCCACCAGGATCAGCGTAAATCTCTGCGTGCTGTTTAACCGCCGCCATATTGGCCGTGTAGCCATGGACAAAGGCGACCGAGCCAATCCTATGCACTCCTTGATCGTAGTGGTACGGGTAGACCTTACATCCCATCTTCCTCAAATACTTCTCCAGCTTTTCAACCCCCTCTTGGCAATACTGGCGCACAATCCCGCTGGCTGCATTCTCGGCAGTGTTGTAGAGCCTAAATTCGTGGTTGCCGTTAAGAAAAACCGTGGGGCGTAACCGCTCCAACATATTGTAGCCCTGCGTGAGATCGCTCACTAAAGAATCGTAATGCTCTGAATCCTGATTGCTTACTCCTTTGCGTAGGCTCCGCAAATCAAACATATCGCCAAGGCAAATGCGATGCTTCGGTTTTAATTCAGCGATGTGCTTCTCAAGGGCATCAATCGTGGAGCGACTGCACATATCCCCGTGTGCGTCTCCAAAACAAACAAAACTTTCTGCTGTACTTCCTTTCATGTGCCGCCCCCCAGCACGCCTCGTCGTTTTACTCTTCTTTGTTCAGTTGTGGAAACATACTCTTCATTAGCTCTGGAGGCAACAGTCCCTTCTTGCCAGCCTCTATCCTCTCAAGGTTCAGTATTCCCATCCACCTCATCGTTTCCGGTGTTGCGTATCTTTCCTCCACCATTTGCGTAATAAAATCAGCGCGAGCAACTGGAAGGTCGGCCAACATTGGCAACTGTTCTGCCATGTGCATTATTAACCCGGCCCTTTGTTTGGCTGGATAATTGGACAAACTTTTTATATCCCACCCCGGAGTGCCGCGCAGTTGTTCCTTTTTGAGTTCTGCGAAAACTCTTTCAACCATCTTAAAGTTTTTTATATTCTCCCTAGTGATGCCTCTCCCCCCAAGCCTGTACCTTGATTTCGCCTGTTCCATAATCCCCTCGTCAGACCACCCAGCTTTTCTGCCCAGAGCGATGTACTCCTTTGCATCTCTAATCCCAGCAAAAGCCTCTGAAGCCGCCCATTTCCCAGCCTCTCTCCTTTTCTTTTCCAACTCCTTGTCTTGTGGAAGGTATCCTGGGTTCAGGAACCTTGAACCCACAGTTCGCATCAACCATGAGTTGCGCCAATCATCACGCCCCACCACCTTCGGCTTGGGAACGAATTGAGTGAATAGCCCTCCTGTCAACGCATCTGATAAATGTTCCAGCTTTGCTGGTGAGCGCATCCAACTAGGGGCTTTGCCTCCAATGGGAACACCTAATGCGTCAGAGTATTTGCCCCCCGTTTTCATGGAAATCTCATGGGCCAACCCCTCAAAGACAGGTCTGGTGCGGGGAGTAACTTGTAATTCTGGAAATCTCTCCACCGCTCCTCGCGGCAAGATTGGCCGATGTTGCCAAAGTTTTTTATTGAAATAAACTTCTGCCGGTGCGCGTAGCCACGGATTGAACCCAGCCAATGCACTCTCAAAACTTTCTTTAGGGGTGTCGCCCTCAATGTTTATGGGCGAAATCACTTCAGCCATATTTTTAAGGAAATCCGCGTATGATTCCGGGTCATCATCCTTCATCCGGTCAATTACAAACTCAACAGTATTGGAAAACAACTTTGCTGATTCGCGCTTTTGGACGGCTGTATGCTCCAGTATCTTCCCGCCTTCTGGATCATGCGGGTTTGTGATGTATTTATTCCCAAAGACTATCCAGTTATTTTTCTTCCAGTAATCGGGGATTTTAGCCAACTCATCAGCGTGTTTTTCCTTGTTATGAAGATGGTTAAATGCCGTAGCCATTCCCACGGTTGACCCCATTCTTCCCATGGCATAAAGCCATTTTTTGGTGTTGGTGACATTGCCGAGCCTTTCCAAATCCCTAACCTGACCTTGTATCCGTGCATTCAGGAAGAAGTAAAGAAGGTTGGCACGTTGCATTGAAAAGTTTGGCAAACCACTCCCCAACCTATTGAAATCTGGGGATCCGTGGAGCCTCCGTATCTCGGTAACGTCTTGAGGGTATTGCTTTCTCCACGCTTCCACATCCTTCATGCCCCTTTTCCGCATGGCACGCATGACGCCTTGAATCGCAAATGCCTCCTCAACAGTGTTGGCAAGTTCCCCTGCATTTTTTATGATGTTGAACGTGCCTTTCCCAAGAGGCTTGTAGCTAGTAATAGCCTCTGGGGTGAGCATGGCCTGGAGCGTATTACGCATCGTTCCGCTCTTGAGCGCATTCATAAAATGCTCATCGTACACGCCAAACTTTGCTTTCCCTCCAGACGCTAAACTTTTCGCAAATTCAATGCCGAAAACAATAGGGTCAAGAATCTTGTTGGCTTTCTGGAGCTTTGTCGCTGCCTTTGGGCCTCCCATATAAATCCCGAAATCAGACATGAGAGCGGCAGTGGGCGCGTCAGCCGAAAGAAGGTTGGCTATTTGGAACTTTGCATTATACAAAGTATAAAACCCCTTGGTAAAACCTGATAACTTGCCCAACCACCCGGTTAACATTTCATCCGCCTTCCCTCCTTGGAAGAATTTAATGGGATCGGCTATCTTTGATTCCACTTGATAATAGAGAGGCTTGCCCCTGTCCAATACCATTATCTTATCAAACCCCTTGGGAACCTTTGTTGACTCCTTGATTTTCTGTATGAACACCCCGTCCTTATCTACGTCAGCCAGTTTCTTGAACTTCAGCAGGAACTCATTCCTGTCTGCCATTTGTGAGGTTGTCCAAATAACTTCGTCCAAGGCCGATACCATATCTTTCATCTTGGGGAGTTCGTCGCCCTTGATTCCCTTGATGCGCTTTAACTGCCATGGCTTGTCAGCGTATTCCAAGAGCCTGAACGGCGCGTAAAAATCGTTATCAGCTTTGATGATGTCATAACTCTCCTGTGAAATGCGCCCTGACTCCACTTGACGCCTCAATGCCGTGTCAGCGTGTTGTTGATATTTCTCTCCAATCTCTTTCAGTTGGGAGAAGCGAACTGACCCCAGCTTTTCCTCTAAAGTTTTCAGTTGAGTTTGAGCCTCCTTGATTGTGAATTTGCCTACCTCCTTGCCTGATCGTTGCCTTAATCCTGCAATCTTATTCTCAAGCTCCCCAATCTCGACTTTCCTTTTCTTTGTAGACCGCAGTCTCTTTAGTTTTTTAAGGAGGGTTGAGGTTTCCTTTATCTCCGCAGCAGTTCTTTCCGCTGACTGAAGGCGATCCACTGTGCGTTTCAGTAGCATATAGGTACTAAAGTCATCCCTCATCTCCTTCTGGAGACTTGGGAAGAATTGCCTTAATGGCCCAGCCAATCGGTGAATGGGCTTCATTACCTCCTGCCTGAATGGATGCACCGCAGCTTCCGCTCTACCAGGGGAACCAGCAAGTTGCTCTAGTTGCGCTGCCATATCCAGCTTCGGCAACTCTTTCTTGTAATAATCATAAATCGCCCGTTCACCCACCTCAACTGGCCGCGCTCTGGCAAGCAGAATAGTGCGTAGGTCATCGCCCGAATCCTTTATGCGCTTAATGATGGAGGGCGGGGGCTTTTCTCCGATGGCTTCAAATACCGCATAGGTGTCGGCTAGGTTTTGCTCTTTCTGCGAGAGGAACTGTGGTAGCTTCTTGGCTTTGCCCATGGCCCCAATTCCACCTCCGAGGACTGCGGGGAAGGTAGCGTGCCTAATTGTTTCGGTGGCTGAAAGGGGCTTCCCGGTTTCCAATATCTCTCTGGTTTGTGCTGCCGCAGCCCCGACAGACCCAACCTCTCCTGCTCCCCTTAAAACATTCTTGATTCGCGAGAGGGATGGCTTGAGAATGCGCCCCTGTGGCAAAAGACCCCACACTCCCGCCTCTCCCATTTCTGGGACGGTGGCTGGCTTCCCTGTAAGGAGAGGCTTTGAGAACATCGCACCACCGATGCCGCCTAATACGCCGCCTACTAATGGACGCCCAACTTTAGCCCCCTGCGTTGCCCCATAGATCATCCCAGCAATCGGCCCCATTTCAGCAGCACTTTCTCGCATTTCCCGAAATGGCTTTTTAACAACATCCTCTTGCCACTCCGCTATTCTCTTCGGTTCAGCCCCCGCTCCCTCATACCGCAATGCTTTCCTAAACGCTGGCAAGTCTGGCTTCGCTTGCCCATAAACCACCTCACCTGTTTCTGACTTTGGTATGGGGGCTATGCCTCCTCTATACCTCAATTGGGAGCGCATTGTTCTTTTCTGCACTGAAGGATAGTCCTCCAAGGGAACCGTGGGTTCCTTGACATCTCCCGTCATTAATCCTTGCGCCTTTAATTGACCGGGGGTTTTATCCAGTAGTCTCTCAATCTCTTCGGCAGTTAACTTGCCGCCAGAGATTAGTGGTTGCTGAAAGGTGGGCGGTGGTTCCTTTAGGAGATCAGCCCAACTTGGCTTCTTATCATCCTTTTCTTTCGTGGGGAGTAAGTCGCTCCAAGTGGGTGGTGTATTTTGGGTTTCGGCCATTTACTTGGGTTGCTCTTCAAGGACATTGCCCGTCCTTATCCATGTCATTCCGTTCGCCTCAAATGGGACACCTTCAGGGTTTGCCAAAAGAATCTTTTTAATTTCCGCATTCTTGGTTGGGTTATCATCAAAAACCGTTGTCTCAATGTTCACGGTTATGGCTTTTGGAACCGGCCCTTCCCCGACCTTTGGCATAGCCTTGCCTGCTCCCGGCAGTGGGGGCAGGACTGGGGCCGGAATTGCCTTGTCTTTTTCAGGCAGTGGGGGCGCGACTGGGGCCATATCAGGCTCAAAATCTGGGTCGGTTAACGTTCCCAGAATATTGGCTCTTTGCCTCCTCGCCCTCTCCATATTCTCCTTTGTCATATCTGCCCCAGCCAGAGGCTCAATAGCGACATCTGTTACCGCAAATGTAAGTGGGTGCCGTTTGTAAACAAACTTGTAAGGTAGTTTTGATGTGGATGTGGATGCGGCAGCTAGAGCTGCCCGAACAGCCTCATCAGGGGCATCCAGCGGCAGTGCAAGGTTCGCCCTCACTACTAAAGCTCGCTCTCTGAAGACTTTGCCTTCTCCGAGCTTGTCATTAGCAGCCGCCCTGTGCGCCTCAACTCGCGCAACAAGTTTTGGCAACTGTGCCGTCACATCTTCAGGTCGCGACACTAGCCGCCCGTCAGGAGCCACAATGTTTATTCTTCCTAGAGCATCCCTCTCAAGTGGAAAATCTTCCGCCTCTTTGGGTGCGTATTCTTTTAGCTCATCCCTGTGCGCTTCAAAGCTTGAAACATCTAGGGCTAACTTTCTCCACATCGGCACTTGTGATCCCAACTCCTTTTTCCAGTTTGGAGAGCCTTCTTTGTATGCTTTAAATTGCTCTTCCCCCATCAAATTATTGGCTATCCTTTCAACTTCAGGAAGTGCCTTCTCTATTTCATGCTCGTGGACAGCGGCGAGTTTACCTTTTTGCGCACTCACCACATCAGCGGCTTGCTGCAACCTTTCTCCTTTTTTGGCAGCAGCAATTTTGGAGGCAAGAGATATTTCACCTTTCTCCTCTGAAAGAGCTTGCCTGATGCTTTCCATCATATCTGGGCTACCCTCAAATGGATGTGGGTAGCCGTCTTGCTCCGGCCATTCTTGATTGGCAATGGACAGTGCGCCAGGTTTCCCCATTGCTGGCCCACCAAGTAAGGGAGGGGGTTGGGGTTGAACCTTCTCTCTGATTTCTCTATCCAAGGATTGAATTATCGCTTCGGCTTCCTGTGCCTTTGCTGCGTTACCAGCAGCAAGAGCATCAGCGCGGTCTTGCAGGGCTTGTTCGCGTTGGATTCGCAGTTGAGCATCCTCCCTGCGCCACAACTTCATGCGCTCTTCAACTTGCCGTTTCCACTGCTTATCGCGTAATTCATCGGCATACTTCCGGTCTTCCGCACGCTCCTCGGCACGAATACGCCTCTCCCTCGCGCTCTCGTAAGCTGGCGCGAATCCCTTTGCTACTCCTCCCCAAAAATCAGCCATAAATCATTATCCTCCAAAGAGTTTGTTAATCTTACCAGCACCAGCAGCAGTACCAGCCCAACCGCCAGCTACAGTTCCTAAAAGCTGACCAAACCCACTGGGTTGCCCAGCTATCTGTGCTTGTTGACCCCACATCCCTGCCTGTGTGCCAAACTGTTGTTGCGCGAGATTCTGCTGTCCCTGCAACAGTCCCATCGCATTGGTGGGCTGATATTGCAGCGGCATAAAGTTGGCTTGCGCTGCCTGTTGCGCTCCCGGCAACATTCCAAATTGACTGGCAACCGGAGCTAATCCAGAGAAGCTCTGAAGGTTAGCCATCTGCTGCTGCTTCATCTGCTCCTGCGTACCAGCTTTCTGCATCGCGCTCGTAAAGGATTGCTGTGCAGCTTGGTTGCGCTGTGCCATTGCCTGTTGTTGCGCTGCCAAATCCTGCTGTGCAGCCACGTTACGCTGCTGTACACCCTGCATATCCAACCCGTATTGTGCCTGTCTGGTTCCTGCCTGTTGACCAAGAGCGGAAAGCAAGCCCTGATACTCGGCTTCCTCCGCTTGATTGCGTTGAGCTAATGCGCCCAGCTCATCCTGCCGCTCTCGCATACGCTGCATGGTGTTGGCTTCAAGCCGTTGACCGCCCATGCCAAATTGGCCTGTCCTCGCTTGGTTCATCTGCGAAACAATCTGGCCGAGGTTCGCGAACTCCTGCTGCTCGGCTCCGGTACGCTGGGCTATTGCGGAGAGTTGATCTGTGCGTTCTCGTAAAGCTGCCTCATTGTCAAATCCTGCCGCCTGAATATCCAACTGGAAGCCTCTCTCCATTGCAGTGTTCTGCTGCTCCAACTGTGAAAGAAGGTTCTGGTATTCCGCTTGCTCGGCTGATGTACGCTGACCCAGTGCGCCAAGTTGATCGGCTCTCTCCTGCAAGTCAGCTTCACGGTCTGCTCCGAGCCTTTGCATTCCCATGCCGAACTCGCCCGTTTCAGCACCAGTACGCTGTTGGATTCCCAACAACCTGTTCTGTAAATTCTGCTGTGCCACTCGCGCCTGATAGTCACCAGCCGTCTGACCTGATTGCAGGAATCCCATGAGGTCGCCCATTGCTGCACGTTGAGCGGCATCTTCGGCTTCCTGTACCTGTGCCGCTTCTTCAATCACAGCTCCACCACCAAAGATGTTTCCAAGTCCGGCAGCTCTGCCCCTTGCAAGTCTCCTCGCTCTCTCGCCCATGAGTTGCGCTGTCCTGCCTGACTGCGCTCTATCCAAGAATTGTCTCTCGGCAAACTGCCGTCCTGCTAGGGATTCAGGGTCAATGGGGATTTCGGGTATGTCCTCTGCTGCCAACCTCTCAAGTGTTGGTGCAGCTTCCGCCCTCTCCAGTGCCTCCATCTCGGCAGCTCTCTCAAATTCCGGCCCTGCCCCTACCTGACCAAATTCAGGTGCAGCTTCCGCCCTGCGTAGAGCGTCCATCTCTCCCGCTCGCTCCAACCCCGGAGCCTCTCCCCGCGACAACTCCTCTAGCGTAGGCTCTGCGCCTAGTCTTCCTAAATCTCCGAATGCTCCTGCCCGTTCGTATTCCGGCACATCGCCCAGTCCAACTTCAGGCAGAGTCGGGGCAAGCCCAACTGTTTCCAGCAACTCTGGGCCAGCCATCCTCTCAAGTTCAGGTAACTCTGGAAGCTCTCCGGGTTTGTATTCCTGCGCCAACTTGCCCAGCATCTCACGCGCATCATGCCCTGTGGGGTCAGAGCGAATCATTAACTCTCTCGCACGGTCAACGTACTGTGCGCCATACTCCTTCTCCATTTGCAGCATGAAATCTGCAACTTCAGTGGAGGTTTCCTTCTCAAATTCCCAACGCTTGAGTGCGCGATCCAAGTCACCTACGCCTGTGAAATCAACATCAACAGCTTCATCACGATCCACCGTGGTGCGGGTGGTCGTTCCATCGGGTTTCCTGACAACCTTTGAGTAAGTGTTGGCTTTTAGTGGAGGGCCAGTTGGAGACTCATATCCCGCTAGAGTCCTAACGCTCTGGGTCATGGATCGCGAGCCACTAAAAACCGAATCATATTTATGACCTGTTTGTTCTCTTATTGCTGGATCAAGTTCACTCCAGTGCGTGCCTGACGGGAATTCCTTATTACCTATCTTAACCCCTTGCGTTAAATTACCGGAGTCATCAAAATCAACTGTTCTCCCTGTTCCGTCACGGTATCTACGGTCTGCTCTGTCAACAACAATTGATGCTGGGCCTCTTACTTGTATCTCTTCATCTGAATAAACAGGCTCATATCCTGTCGGAATTTCTGTCTTGGTCTTCTCGTAGCGCGTGGTGGTTCCGTCATCCGCAACCTCGTGAAGCAACATCTCCTCGCCAAACTCCATGGCACGCTGGAGTCTTGCCATATGTTCTGCGGTTTCGGCAGTTGCCTCTGCAATCTCCTGCTGACTGGGCGGTGTCGGTGGGGTTGGTACGCTCGGTTTTCCCATGATCTATTCCTTAATTAAATGTCGCCGCGCACGCTCCATAGGTACGCACACAATCTTGCTGTCATGCTTGGGTCGTACCCAAGCGATTAAATTGCAATCCTTCCCGATCTTGTTCCACATTTCCGTATACATTTCCTTCATCACATCCGGTCGAGTCGCCACGGTAGCGTCCACATAACAAATCTTTCCGCCTGTATCGCAGTAGTCCTTTCGGCAATCCGCTTCACTGTCAACATAGCGTAACACTGCCGCGCCTACCAGCTCACCGTTACGAACTGAAACCAAGTATCTACCCTTGATAACAAACCACTTCACCCAATCCAACAATCTTTGCTGCGGCCAATCCTTGCAATGATCCAGACGCCGCCTGAACAGTTCCGCAATCCAAATTGACATGGCATCCACGTTGTTCATCGTTCAGGGTCTATTGGTTGTCCAAAGGCACTGGACTGGACTGAATGCAGCGCAAGCCTTCCGCCATCTGCCTTCACTCTAAACTGTAACTGATTAAATCTTCCCTTGCTCAACATATTAAAGCCTTTCCGAATCAGGTTCGTTGAACCGGGAAGCGATAGGCTCCCATCAAGCGTGCTGGCGGAGGAGGAAAGGTCTGTGTAATATTTAATGTCACCCGTAACTGCATCCGCATGGGTGTTGTCCAGATTGAACTGGGTTGAGTACCCGATCTTGTCTCCCCAAGTCTCGCCAAAGGTGTATGCGCGGGTCTTGATGAAAGATTCGTAGGTTGAACCGCCATCCTTGTAATCTGCAATGGTGGTGGAGTCTTCGGGGTTAATATCGTCCCAAGTATAAAGCTCACCGTTCTGCGTGGCGATATTCAGCTTCAGTTCCCCGTCAAATGCGCTTATTACAAAGTCTCTCGCGTCCCATCCCGTCCAGTAACCGCACCAAGCTCCTGCCAAGAGGTTAAAGGTCAATACATGGTCGGGATATATGGCATTATCTAATGGGACAGACAATATGTACCTGTTTCTCCAGTGGATTGCCGTGCAAGTGCTGACAGCAGCCTGATTGATGCGCCCTATGAGGTCGTTTATGTTGCGGCTGATGGGAAGGCTAACATCCGTCTCCGTGCCAGCTTGAATTGTCTGCAAAGAGCGAACTCCATCCCGTGAAAGGAAGTAAACATCCGCACCCACCTGTTGAACAGTGGCATCGGCCACGCAACCCATCCGGTTATTGATTAACTTGATGCTCCACTGCGATACAGGGAGGGTTGGGTCAGCGTTGACCTTGTAAATGCTTCTTTCCTTGAAAACATACAGGTCAAAGTTCTGTCCGGGCATCAGGGCAGTTATGGGGTCACGATCATTGCCCACCCGAAGGTTGTCACCCGCCAAATCCCAAGAATCTCCATCCAAGATTGCACTGCAATACAAGGTGTCAGCGGGGACGTTGTCAGACGCGCTGGTGGCGAATAATCTGTTCGTGTGGGTGACAATAAATTTAGGTTTGCTCGGAGTTTGAGTAACGTTAGCTGTTCCTGTCGCGTCTGTCCCGCCAGTGGGGGCGGCTGTGAAGGTCACAGCGGGTGGACTGTCCTTGGTGTAGCCAGTTCCCTCGTCTGTGATGGTCACGCTCACCACTGAACCATCATAACCGAGAACTGCCGTTCCTGTTGCCGTGTCACCCGATGAAGGGGCGGCAATTGTGACAGTTGGAACGGCAACATAACCCGCTCCACCTTCTGAAATAGCTATGCTGCTTATTTGCCCCGCGTTAACATCTCCCTCGGTTGGCGGAGCAGCACTTCCGTCCACATAGCGCAGAGCATTAGTCCCGTCAGTGTAATACATCCGGTCATTAAGCTGGGCAAACCTCACTGTGGCTCCAGCGGGATAGTCTGCTCCTGTCAGGAACGTGAACACACCGGGAGGAGTCAAGACTTTCAGGTTATCCTCGCCATCAGCCAAGATAAAATACTCAATGCTGCCCGTGTCAAAATAGGCAATGGAAGTTAATGGAGCAGTAAGCCCTCCCCATGTGCCTGTCTCCGCTTCCCAGTTTACATTTACGTCTTCCCAAATTCTGTACCCTTGAGAAAGGCTTGTTCCCCGCCGAGTCACCGCATTGCCGAACTCATCAAGGTCAATGTTCTTGCCTTCAGCATAGGCATTCTCTGGAATCAGGTTTGCGCGGGAAGCACTGGTTTGACCACCCACAAAGCTGTTGTTCCCGTCCAGAATAATCGGGTCATCCAATACTTCATTTGATAAAACAGGCATTAGGCTACAAAATCATCTCTTGACCAGTGATCCACCACAGTCGGGACAATGAAACTTGTCTTGTCCTGTTGTACGTTGTCCAGATCACGGCATATTTGAAGCAGATTAGCTGCTTCCGCAAATTTAGTCTGGGCTTTTTGATATTGCATGGAGCGTTCCAGCATATCGCCCGTGGCATAAGCCAAAAGTGCGTTCGCCGCACCGTTGATGACCGGACTATCCGAGTCACCCATCTCCACGAACTTCAATTTGCCAAGGGCATAGAGTGTTCCGGCATTTTTCGGAGTGGCAATGGGCTTGATGCGGCAATTCCCACTTGCGTCAGGCGGTAATGGCACGAAATTCTGTGGAGTGTCCCTGCGGTCACTGGTGTTGTTCCACATATTCGGGTCTAACTGGAAGAATTGAACCCAACTCCCCCCAACACACTCCAAACCATCTGACTTCCCCGTTTCAGTGAATCGCACAGCAACGATAAAGTCCAGTTTAGGAGCAGACGAGGCTGTCGTGGAGGAAGTTGGGTAATAAAAGATGGATGGGTCATCGGATAAAGTAATGGTTTCGTCCTCTGCCGCAACAGCAGTTGAAACCACACCCATAGAGTTAGTCCAGAGAGAGGCTTGAAACATCATCCGGTAACGATTGTTAATGAACTGCTTGCAGGTCGTGACTGACGCACTGTCAGTGTCACTCATCTTCGTCGTAATTTGATCTGCAAGTTCAGTTAATGTCATCAGTTACCCCTCTCAATCTCTGCTTCCAATTCGGCTATGGTATCCAAAGCCTCGGAAACCCATTCAGGAGCCGCCAGTGTCGCCGCCCGAAACTGCGGGTGATCTATCAGTCTCGCCCCGCTGTCCAGACGAGGACTCAAGCACCCCGTCAATAGCAGCACGATTACGATTGCGCTTGTCGCCCAACCTTTCCAGTGCCGCCTTGTCATCCAACTTGTCTCCAATTCTTTCCACGGCTTCCACCAGCTTGGGTAGAGCCGCTAAACCCTTCAATGCCTCCAAGATCATTTCTTGGCTGCATACTCCTTCATCGCATCTACAATCCCCTGCCCCCCAATGTAAGCCGGGACAATTATTATGACTGCCCCGATTACTTGCTCTGACAACTCCGGTGACAGGTTCAACCATTCAGTGGCCATGACAGTTAACAAACCGCCAATAGCCATCCACAATTTACGTGACTTCAATTTTTCCTTCATTCTTTAGTAAGTTTAATGATTTTAAGGCAACTCCAGATACAGGTGAGTATCAGGAGCAGTATCTTCAGGATAAGCTCAATGTCAGTCAGGGACACGGCAGCGAGAACGCCGCCGTTAACCCCGAACATTTTTAGCCATTCGCTTATATCAGTCATGCATCCACCCATTTCATCCTGTTTAATAAAAGTTTCCTTACTTTAACTTCACTGGATCGTCCGGCGGGAAATCGGCTACCTTCGCTTCCTGCCAGCTAAATGGTTTCGGAGAAGGGCGCAGCTTTGCAGCTTCAATCTGCTGATCAAGCGAGTCCCTGAACCCGTCTGACTCTGCAACTGCATCCGCAATTTCAATCGCCCATTCCTGTGTAAGGTCTGCGAACGGAATGAACCCAGAAGGATCAGGCGCGGCTAGCGTGTGCATAGTGTCAATGTATGCACTGTTCCCGTTCCCGTCCGAGGCAGTCATGCCGCAAACCAGTTTCACAACCACGTTATCTAGGTTGTCCTCGTCTTTGACCAACGGTTCAAGCCGTGACCAGTTATATGTGTTTGCCATAATCTTTTTTAGTTTAAATCTATGGTGATACTGACAGTTCAGCGGTTACGTCAGTGTCAGCCGTACCCCAACTTGTTAACTTCAGGATTCCGTAATAACTGTCTTGAACCCCGATGGTGGAGATGCTCTGACCTATCTCCTTCCAGTCTGCGCTGCTGTTCGGCGTGGTTGGCGCAAAACCTAGCGAGTCTCCATTGTTGTAAATCCTCAACTCAACTTCCTTTCCAGCAGAGCGATTGCTGGTTGCCAGTGTGGTACAGGTTCCCGTGACAGTTAATGTCTGGAGCTTTGTGCTGCTGAAATCTATCGTCACTGTTGCCGTCTCTGACAAGGCAGTGACTCCGCTTGAGCCGCCACTGGAATCTGCCCAAGATGGCGCAGCACCAGAGCCGCCGGAAGTTAACACCTGACCGCTGGTTCCGTAGTTTGCTCCTGCTATCCCGAACGCTCCAGCCGCCGAAATCCGAATCTTCTCGGCGTATGTTCCTGCCTCCGAAGTGTAAAAAGCCAGTTCAGCATCTTCTGTCGCGGCTGAAACGTCTGTGAAGATTCCCCGAATGCCAGCATAGTTATGTGTAGCTGGAGCTTGAGAGAAAACTAGACCAGCAGAATCATTGTCTGACCCATTATTATTTGTGAGGAAGAGGTGGTCTACATGACCCGCCCCGCCCTTTAGGATTTCAAGGGGGCCGTTCGGTACTGCGGTTCCGATGCCGACGTTCTGCGAACCATCAATGACCATCGCCTCTGTAAATGACCCTCCGGTGTGGAATGCTAATTCGCCGCTTGATTGAATGGACTGCCCGTCAGAAGTGTGGTAGCCGACATAAAGCTCGTTTGAACCGGAGGCCATTAAGTGCCAGTTGTTACCAGAGGCTACATACTGATCCAGAAGCTGGGTGGGCGTGCGTCCAATGCCGACTTTGCCAGCCGAGTCAATCCGCATTTTCTCTGCTGCTGCACTCCCAGCCTCCGCAGTATGAAAAACTAAAGCCCCGCCGGGGAGTGTTGCGTGGGTTGTGGTGCAAACCGCTCCCACCGCCCCAACGCTGTCATAGCCTCCGTCACCACCCTTGACGTTCCATTGAATGTATCCTCCCGTTCCTGTTGCCGATGAGCGGGTGTCGTACCCTATGACATAGGGGTTGCCGCTCCGATAACACTCAACTTGAGAGTAGGATGCTGTGCGTGCTGTGCTTCCGAAAACTCCTGCCGTGGTTGCACTGACAATCCCCTCGCACTCTAGGATATTCGTGGTGGGCGTGCGTCCGATGCCGACGTTGCCAGATGAGTCAATCCGCATCCGTTCTGCTGAACCAGCATAGATATAAAGATCATTGCCCTCTGCTCCCACCCTTACCGCACTTGCTGTTGTGGAATCATCCGCTATTACTATATCAGCTTTAGCGTCCGTAGATTCAAATGTGGCGACCTGATTACTGCTGGTTATAACGTGTAACGGTGTACTTGCCACTCCACCGATGCCGACGTTGCCATCAGCCCCTAATTTAAGTTGGGTGGCGTTGCCCGTGGTGGTGATGCTTCCGCCACCAGAGCCATTAAAGTTAATGTTAGTCCAACCCGAACTGTCTAGGCCAATTGTGGCACGTTCAGTGTTGCTTGAATTGCGTATCTTAATTACGTCTTCACTGGTGTTTGCTCCCGCCTTGATTGAAAGTCGCTCTGCTGGTGAATCTTGTCCGATGCCCAACCTGAAATTCGTCGCATCCCAGAAAAGTTTATCGTTGTCCTGCGCCAAGTTCCCTGACGAATCAACGAACAGGATTGACCCGCTTGTGCCGCTGCCAATAGAGCCTCCAATGGACACTGTGGCACTTACTGTCTGCCATGAACAGGTTCCGTCACCGTCTGCTCGGAGGTACTTGGTAATCGCCTCCGGCCCCGTGGACTTTAGCTCTGTGCCTTCAAGATCAATGTAAGTCCCGTCAACCGCAGTTCCCTGCCAGACACCAGTGCCAACCGTTCCCACCGTGGTAAGGTTCGCGCAAGTCGTAATCGCAGCTTGGGTAGCACCTGTCACTGTGGCCGCTGTGCCGCTCACGTTACCAGTGACATCTCCAGTGACATCAGCCACCACGGGATTGTCCAGATTCAGGGTTACAGTTCCCGATGCCCCACCACCGTTTAAATTCGTTCCGGCTGTGACTCCAGTGATGTCGCCCGTAGTAGGTGCTGCCCATGAAGGCACACCAGACGCAAGAGTCAGCACCTCTGTATCAGAGCCTTTTGCAAGTTTTGCTAATGTGGTTGTAGTGTCGGCATAAAGAATGTCGCCCGCTGTAAACCCTGTTAAGGTTGTTCCGCCCTTCGCAACAGGTATTACATTATTATAGGTTGTTGCGTTCCCGCTTGAAGTTACGTCGCCCGTTAAATTCGCATTGGTGGTGACTGTAGCCGCATTGCCCGTGCAACTACCTGATGATCCGCTCACATCTCCAGTGACATCCCCTGTTACATCTCCTGTTACGTTGCCAGTTACATTCCCAGTGACATTGCCAGTGACATCTCCAGTCAACGCTCCCGCAAAAGCCGTGGAAGTAACACTGGACAACCCCGTGATTGTCGTATCCAGATTAAGTGTAACGTCACCGCTGGCTCCTCCCCCATTTAAATTCGTTCCAGCGACTACGCTCGTAATATCGCCTGTCTCCGGTGTGTACCATTCCAAGGTTCCCGAACCATCAGAAGTTCTCAACGCCTGACCACTGCCACCAACAGCAGCAGGAACCGTGAGCGTGTAAGTCGTAACAGTTGCCGGGGTTCCAATCCCAAAGTACTCGCCGCCAGCATCATCTTCCAGTCGCAAGTCACCCGCCATAGTGGTGATGCCCGAAACAGTCAACGTGCCAGTTGACTTGACCTCTCCCGTGCTTAACTCAAGGGCGAAAGTGTTCCCCGCATTGCCATCAGTCAACGCAACCAATGTCGCCCCGTTGCCGCCGCCTGACGGCATGGCAAGGAGTTGGTCATACGAACTCGCAATAGTACTTCCCGTTAAATCAGCCATCTAAAACCCCCATGCTCTTTTAATCTGTTTGGTGGAGAAAGTTGATTGGCGCAGGAACCTGGAACCCTCCTCACATTCCAATTTATGGTATCCGGCCTTTACCTGATCTTCTTGAGATGGAATGCCTACAGCCTTTCCGGGCATGGCAAAGCCAGACGGCCCATCGGTCTTTGTGTAGACAACTCCATCCACATCTATTGTGGAGGTTCCCTTCGGAACCAGACATTCAATGATGTTTCCCTTGTTGTCCGAGAAATCAAAGAGAGGCATTAATAGCCCTCCTCCTTGTCTGCCGCCATGGCAGCTTCCATAAGCTCGGCTCCCTCAATATCTTCATCCGGCGCGGCCTCTTCCTCATGGGCAGCGTATTCAATGGGAACTCCTCCTGCGCTTTTCAGGTCAATGGTGGCTACACCCCCGTCAACTCCAGTTACCTCACCGGCAACTTCATTAAGCACAACAGTATCGCCCACTTCAGGAGCCACTTCTTCGCCCTCGCCGTTTTCATCAACAAGAGAATCTATTGGTAAATTAATCATTTCTCGTCCCTCCTTTTGGGATTTCTTTGAAGGTTTAACACTAGAGCCTGTGGGCGGGGGTTTCCCCCCACCCACGGCAATAATAATGGTCATGCCTTTTTTCTTATGCATGACTTGTTTGGTTAGGCAGTTGAGGCCGTCTTGCTACGCATTACCACGTAGTAATTCGGATTCAAGCGCAACGTTGTCCAATATGTTTTAAATGAACAGGTCGTTTTTTGGTTTAGCGGATCACTCTTGTCAGCCGTGTCAACAATCTCAACCTTGGGGCTGAACGGAGACTGACTTGATAAGTCAGGACAACCGTAAGCCTCGTCGCCGAGGAATATTGTCGCATGGACATCGTTAGTGCCAGCAGTGCCGCCTCCACCCGATGCATCATAGATGACTCGGTCAGCGTCAGTGCCATTGGCATCACCAGAGATGAACGGATTTGTGGTCTGGATAAAGGAAGCCCCATAGAGATTTCCCACGAACCCCTTATATAAATCCTGCACATTACTATATTGTGCAGCATTCACCCAGGTAGTGTCCGTCATCACATCGCTAATCACCTGTGGGCTTGCCGCTGCAACATACATTCCGCCCTTGGCGGGTTGTGCGCGGTTAACCTTCAGTTGAGTAACAGCATTCAGAACAGCAGCCGCGTCAAGCAGGGTTCCTGCTCCTGTGGATGCCTCAAATGCGGTGTATTGAGTGGCCGCAGTTGTCTCTTTTGTGCCGTCAGCATATAGCTCAACCAGCGTGTCTCCATTGTCAAGACTGGCTGACATATCAGCGGCATAGCCGCCTTCCATGGCCGTGCCTCCAACATTAGACCCCACAACTGTGTTGCGGGTGATGGTGTCCATATCCAACGCAGCGTCCTGCCCATTGGTCTTGATACTCTGCTGCAAGCTGTTGAATAAATCAGTGGCCGTCAGGATGTCGGTCAACTCAATGACCTGACCCCGTTGAGTCAATGATTTCTCAATCTTCGCGAGAGAGAGTGTGCGAGTTCCGCTGGGTGCAGTGCCTTCGGTCAATGCCTCAATGGCAGAGGTTGAAGGTGCGCCATAACGGAACATGGTAATCGCCTTGTGACCCGCCCTCGCAGGGAGAGGGGCTTTCTTGGCGAACTGATCCAGTATCAGTGCTTGAACAGCGTAGGACAGTAATTTCTTACTGAAATAATTTTGATACTGGTTGGATAGTACAGTTGTGGTATTCGTAGCCATAACTTTTTATTTCTCCCCGTCAGCGTAAACGTGTCACATTGTGAAGAAGCAGTTAAAGCGAATCGTCATGGGCCATGGCGGCTTGGCGCAGGAATTTCTCCTGCTCCCCGTCATTCATGTCATCAAAACCTTTCGCACCATTTAACTTCTCCCCGGTGAACCCGCCTTGTACTGACGTTTTCTTTTCCAGTTTGTTGTATTTTTCCTGTAGTTCAAGGAGCTTGGTAGCAGACTCTTCCGTGTTGCCCGACTCCATTTCAAGTCTCGCCATCTTCACTGCCATTTCCAGTCCATCAGGACTAGCCGTCAGTGACGGGTTACTCTGGAGCATCGCTTGTGCCTTTTGGGTGAGAGGATTGCTCATGTCATTGAGTTCTGGGTTGCGCGTCATTAATTCCTGACGCTTCGCTTCCCACGCTTGATTAAACTGGGCTTGAGAGGCACTCGCCTTGGCATGATCCTCGGTCGCTCCAAGCTCCTTGGCTTTGGCGCGAGCGGATTCTGCCAGATTGGTGTCGCCTTCATCCTCAAACCCTTTAGCGGCTTCCTCGTAATCCTTGGCTGTATGCCCGTGTTCATCACGGTATCCCTGCTGGGCAATTAGTTGCTGGCGTTGGGTTTCCAACTCCTGCGCCTGTTGCTTCAACATGGCCGCGTCCTGCTTGTTCTGTTCCTTGGCCTCGTTTACACCAGCCCAAGTTTTGTTCAAGCGAGCCTGATTCTTGGCATACTTGCTCTGCTTCTTGTCGGCAACCTTTTCGGGCTGCTCCTCTTTCAATGAACTACTAATTTCAGCGTCTTGATCTGGAGGTTTAGCTTCCTCTTCCCCGTCCTCCTGTGGTAGCTCCGTTGGCGGAGTTTCCTCCACTTCCGGCTCTTCATTTATCACCTGTACTTCAGGTGTTTCCCCCGCTTCCACAGCAGCATCATACTCCTGTGCAGCGGCCAACAGTTGGTCGGCCATTTGGTCGCCATTTTCCTCTGACATCAAACGCTCCTTTTGTTGAATGCTATCCTCGTCCTGCCCACGCATTCAGGGGGCAGACCGTGCTATGGGGTCTTAACTCAACAGACGCTCGACCCCGGTTTCGTCCGTTGTAAATTCTTCCATGGGTTCAATTTCCTTCGCCAGCGTTTCCAGCGTATGAACCGTGGTTCTCATACCGTTTGCATACCCCGCCTCTATTTGCAAGTTCTTTGTGTCACATTGTGAGACTACGTGCGCGTTTTGTCGCAGAACCATGTTCAACAAAATTGCCCTCAACCTCTTTCCTGTCCGGCTGGCAAGAAACTGGCGTAGTGCGGTGGAATCATCCACACGCCATTCCGGGTCTTCCACCCAAGGCAGATTACTAGATAGACGCCAAGCAATCCGAATAAATTTCAAAAATCTACTCAATTAATAATCCCCCTGCGCTTCCATGTAGCACCCAAAGTGTTCTCCATTAGCAAGCTGCAATTCCTCTTGCTCTCTGTCGGAACACCGCAAGGACGCTCCGCACCGATCACACTCAAACTCAACATTCTCGTCAGGCATATATGAATGGCTCATAATTAGTAATCCCCCTGCTGCACCACTGCCTCGGTTTCCTCAATGGCTTGAGCTTCGGGTTGTGGAAGCTGTCCGGTCATGGCTTGCATTTCCATGGCTTCCTGCTCCTGCTTGTCCGGCATGAAACCAAGCTGCACAAGGTACTCTTCAACGTCCTTCCGCAACGCCCTCGCATTGTTGGTGTCCATCTGCTCATAGGCATTTAGCAATTCACCCAACCTTCCGCTAATAGCTTGCTGCCCCTGTGGGCTGACTTGCATTCCGCCCTGCCGCGCTTTCTCAAGGAACTGCATAATCACCCCGATCCTTACCCGATAATCCTGACCGCCCTCCACCGGAATCATCTCGCCCAGCATCAACGCGGGAATAATCTTCTTCTCATCAGATACCTCGCTGCCTTCCTTCTCATTCGGGTCTTGCACCAACCTCGGAATCAGGGACGGGTCTTCCAGTTCCAGAATGCTCTTGTCCAGCTCAACCTGGTTAATCCAAGGACTGTTCACAAACAACTGTTTCCGTTGCACCGCCTTGTTGAGCAGCATGGCTTTGCTCACCATGTCCATGCCTCCACGCGGTTCAATCTGGTACTCGTCGTGGAGTGCAATCGGGTCAACAGTCAGGCTGTCTTCAAGGAAACGATACTGTAAATCTTCCCCGTCAAATTGTATCAACAGTTCCCATGCCTGACGGTAAAGGCTACCCAATGCCTGACGGAAAAGGCGCAGCCGCAAATCCATGTTCTGCTGGGACTGGGCATTGATGGATTCAATCTCCGTGGCCGTGCGCCTGTCCTGCGTTGCCATTACCTGATTGATTCCGTAATCAGGAACTGTCACGCGCTGTTCAGCCACTGACTGTGTTCGCATGAGTTCCTTGTCAAAATCCATGGGAGGTTGAGGCATGGGAACCGGCGCAATTCCAAAGGGCAAAATCTGTCCCGGTTTCATCCGCAGATTAACCGAGTTTGGTAAGTCCCTTTCCGCCCTGAACAACGGCTGGTTGTACAGCGTGGCGCAGTCCATCTTTTCATTCCAAATCTTGTTCAGGCTGACCTCAAAGGTTCCCAACATCTCACACACGCCACGCGGGCTGTACCATCCGCCATCGGTAATCTCATATTCACATGACACAAACGGAGGTTGTCCGTGGTCGTATGGTACAGCCATGGTATCGCGCAGCTTGGTTTCGGGTGACTGGGGCGAGAACGTTTCAACCTCCCACGCACCGTCCTTCTCTTTCCGCGTGTAAACCTCCCAAACTATGATCTGGTCACGATCACGGCTAAAGGTTAACCCCTCGCGGATTTCCTTGCGGTTGCGGAGGTTGTTGCTTATTCCCTCATTATCCTCCACCCCACCCCGAATCTTATTAATGACCGCCTTGGATGTGTCATAGATGCCAGCGCGTTTATATGCCGCCTCGCTCATAGGCAGCACATGAGTCACCCTGTCGGCTCCATCCACCCCTTTTGTCCAAGGCGGTACAATCACAAAGAGCGGATCAATCGCCTGAAATTCAACGTGCTTCTTGTCTGGATTCCAGAACACCTTCAGCACCCCGCGCCCACCCATAAGCATATGGTCAATCCAACTCATCACTTCCGTGGCGTAGTTGCTTTTCTCATGGAGCTTATAGGAAAACCATTGTTCAGCCGCCGTGGTGAATCCCGCCATCTGCGAGCGCATAGGCACAAAGGTAGCCAGCACCTCAAGCCCCATGGCTTGCTGAAAGAACCCCGGCTTCAGCTTGTTGATGGTGGTGTCTATCAACGGGAAATGCATATCAGCCGCTCCCGGCCATGGCTTGTGTTTCCGCTTCAGACCGTTGTTACGCATCTGATACCACAACGCCTGTCGCGTCTCCCATTCCACGCGGGACTTGATGTCATCGGCCACCAAGCTATAAATCTTTTCGCTCATCCTTTACGCGCCATGTTCCTGAATGTCCTTGCCAACACAGCTTGTTTCTTTGTCTTCGCACTGGCCTTGGAACCCGGCTTTAAAACCTGTGAAGCGTACTGGCTCACAGTCTTATCCGCCGCCTTGGCTTTCTTCGTGAAAGCACCTTTCTTGAGGTTCGCCTTTTGAATCCATTTACCATTTCCTTTAGCCATAAATTATCTTCCCCTCCCACGGTTGCGACCACGCGGCTCAATCTTTCCCGCCTCAATATCCTCCTTGGTAGGCACAAGCACACCCTGCGCTGTCACCTTCCCAGCCTTCACCTTCTTCTGCTTGGCAACCTTCATTCAAACCCCCGTATCACAATGTGACACCACTGGCAAATAAATAATTCATCTTACCATCCAACTTCCATTCCCGGTGGTACAGACATGGAATCCGCTATGGCTTCCGCTTCATCATACAACTCCTCAATTGATGGACGGCTAATGCTCTCATAATATTCCCATGACCCGCCTATCCCGCCGCCACACGCAATGCAACCCAGCACCGCATCAGCACGGTCAGGACTGGCCAGCCCCCGCGTTTTCATCCGGTCTTTAGGTTCCACTCCCAGCTTGCCTGACCGTCCCACATCACTCCTCCTCGTCACCATCTGTTGATGCAACAGCCCATCATCAAACAACCTCACCTCGCGCCGCTCAATAGCCCGCGCTGCCTGATGCCAAATCTCCGCACCCCGATTAGTGTACCTTGGGTCATACGGTTTCCCCCCAAAGTTCACCCGATGAATGTCAAACCCAGCTTCCATCAACGCATCGCACATCGGCAAGCCCAACCCACCTTCATCCCCATACACCTCATCCCCCACCACCCCATGAATATCAAACAACTGTAATAACCTACCTATACTCTTGTTCGTGTCCCGATCCTTCCAGCATTCCATCACCGTCACCTCATTGCCCTCCCGCAACGCAAACACACATTCATCACCGCCAGCCGCAAAATCCACAAATGCACATTTCATCCCGTCCCTTCTCTCCGGCGGTTCCTTCAAACATTTCTCCAAATCCTTCAACATCAACACCACCCCGTCATCACTGTCATCCATGAATTCCCCATAGATCATACTCCGAATCAAGGGGCTGCTCTCTCCATACGTTGCAATCTGTTCCGCTATCCAGTCCTTCGTCAAATGTGGACAGTCATAGGCCGTAACCGTAAATGTCTCCCAACGCTGCCGCTGTTTAGTGAACGCCTCATAAAAGAATCCAGCAGCCGCACCCGGACTACTCATAATCAACAACCGACTGGGCTGACACCGCTCAACCGCATGGAAAATCTCATCATCATGGATGCCTTTCGCTTCATCCACAATAAACAATAAATTGTTACTCTCCCCCTGCCTATGCCAACCCTCCGCCTTGTGCGGGTCACTCGCACTAAACCCAATAGCCCTTGCCCCATTAATAAACCGCAACCCACTCTGCGTAACCTCAAACCCCTCGCCCTGCGTCAATTGCTGCACATACCGCTTCAACGTAGGCCACAAAGCACTTTCCACCTGACGATATACCCCAGCAGTACACACCACCAAACTATCAGGGAAACTAATCACATGCCACAACACCGCTATCGCCGCAACCATACTCGTCTTCCCACTACCATTAGCCGCTTTCAACGCCACACGGCTCTCCTTGTAATTCAATTCCTTCAACACATCCACCTGCCAAGGATACAAGTCCATGTCCAAGTACGTCTTCGCAAACCAATGCAAGTCAGAACGCTTTGACCTAGCCAGTTCACTCTCCTTGCCTTTCCGATTCTTTGATCCTTTCGGGCGACCAGCTTTCTTCTTGGCTTTAGTCATATGCTTTTTTGTTTAGGGCTATTGGATGGAGGGGGTAGTATTAACAGGGGAGCG